GCTGGAGATGTGGTGAGGGCATCGGATGGTGGAGTATTTGAGGCGACTCAATACTTTACGAGCATGGGCGTCCAGCGGCAGGTCGTGACTCTGACCAATGCCCAGATTCTCGCTCTGTATGCAACTCCGGTTCAATTGCTTCCCGCTCCCGGCTCCGGCCTATTTTATCACGTGCTGAAGGCTACTCTCGTTGACGAGAATACCGGCACAGCCTATGCGAGTGGAGGCGTTCTGACTGTCGGATATGGTACAACGGCAGCCACAAATGCTCTTGCATCGACAGTTGCTGCGGCTTTCCTTACGTCGGGAACCACTATGCAGGAGATTAATGAAAGCGGCGTATTGAACGCGGTCCTTACTGCGGCCAACGTGCTCAATCAGCCCATCTACATCACCAATGCAACCGGAGCCTTCACTACAGGAACAGGAACCTTGAAGGTGATTCTGGAGTATTCTGTTTCGGTGCAGTAATGCCATCAGTATCGAAGGCGCAACAAACCGCCATGCAAATCGCGGAGCACGCCCCTGGCAAACTCTATCCGAGAAACCGGGGGCTACTCAAGATGTCCCATTCGCAATTACACGATTTTAGCGTTGGCTCTGAGAAGGGCAAGCCTGAGCGGAAGGGGAAACTGTATGAAGTTGTACGCGGCTGACCGCAAGAAAATGCCGAAGAGTTCCTTTGCTGGCCCTGGGCGCAGCTTCCCGGTCAACGATGCCACACATGCTCGTCTGGCGATCTCCGGAGCTACCCGCTCCGAACACGCCGGAAACATTAGCGAATCAGAAGCCGAGCGCATCAAGTCCAAGGCGCGGGGAAAGTTGTACCAGCGATGAACCACAACGGCGCATACTGTGTTCGGCATATGTGGAACACCCTCACACAAGGGCCGTGCTGCCAGTGCATGACGGGACAGCAGAAGCTCGATTATGTGTGGAAGCAGATGCGCGATGCGCGCGATGCGCGCGATGCGCGCGATGCGCGGTTGTCTCCCAAGGATTGCGTAATTCAATGCCCGTACTGCCTGAGCATGATTACCGACGGCAAACCGTGCTGTGACGTGATTGCAAGGGCAATGGCGGCAATTCTAGCGCGTGAGGATGTGGTGAACTTGGCAATGGAGGCCGCACAGCGGAATTGACATGGAAACAATTCGCAAATGGATTTATGTTTTCGAGCGCATCATGGGAAGACCTCCGTGTGTTTCTGGTAGCGATCCATCGTGTCCTTTTTGCAGAGAAATGAGGAGGAGGAGGGATAATGGCCAATAACGCCATTGATATTATAAGGCGAGGATTTTTAGGACTGTTGGGTGCAATAAGAGGAATTGCACCAGAAAATGAACGGTGGCTTTCTCGATACGATGTGGAAGTAGGGAATTATTATGACGTTAGAGGACAAAAACTGTTCCAAGTTTTAGGACCAGATGAAAATGTATTAAATCTTGTTGCATTTGGAGAAATACTTGGAACGAACGAAGTCCAAATTTGGTATGCGCGTCCAGAAACGGGACGAATGACTAAAATGCACTTCATTCGATCTTATGAGGAGGCCGCAAAGCGGAATTGAATATGGCGTTTTTCATCGAAACAAGCCCTGATGGGAAGTTAAAAGTCTCCTCTGCGGATGAGGAACAGATTCGCATCGAGCGCGACTTGTATAAGGGAAAGTTGAGGCAAATTGCGCGAATCCATAACGGCTGTAAGGGTAAATTGATTTGTGGAGGTCATCCGAGACCGAGAGTTAATGATTCCGATTGCGGAAATCTTGGTATCGGATCGGGTCCAAATTTTACCAAAATCCGCGAACAGTTGCTTGATGATATTGCAGAAGAATTTTCAATCACGGTGAGCCAGATTGGCAACTAACGCCATACTTCCGGATGGACTTGAAGCGGACGAAACCGGCCTAGACTCCGTGCCGCAGTCCGATGATCCGCCAACCTACGGCGAGAATAACCGGGATATGCCTCAAGACTTGACTGACAAGCTAGAAGGCATCGTAAAGAAACTCCAAGACCAGGAAATGTACGACCGGCGCATCGAAGTGTTGCTCGACCGCATCATGCGCTTCTACTACGACGGAATCCAGCACGTTTACCCCAACTGGTCTACAGGTGTTTACCAGGTTGGTACGGCTGGAGGATATGTTGATATTGGTAATGGCCAGAATGTTCAATGCCCAATGTTTATGGGCGCTTACAACATTTTCAGAGCGCGTTGGCGTTCGCTCGATGCGGTGCTAACACAGAATCCTCCCGGCATTGGGTTCGCGGCGGATAAGCAGGATTCTGAGTCTATCGAAGCATCTGAAACTGCCGAAGGGTTCTGGGAAATATTCGACCAGTCAGAAAAAGGCGGCGCGGTAAAGAGGATTCAAAAGCGCGTCTCTTACATGATGGGAATGTCGGGCCGGACAATCGCATGGACACACACGCTGAAATCCAAAGCGCGTTTTGGCTTGAATGATGAGGATGAGCCGCGCTCAATGGAGACGGCAGACATTTACGGCACAATGGAGTCCAAGGTTCCCATCGTCTGCAAGTGCTGGGCCGACGCGCCGTACTGCTTCCTGTTTGACGATAAGAATGTTCTTACCCTCAAAGCACAGAATGAGTGGATTCGCTCGAAAATCACCGCCGGGGAGCCGTCCATTGGCGAATCGGACTGGAATCGCTTTGCGCGAATTGGAGTCAAGCAAGCCAAAAAGGGATTTTTTCTTACCGGCCTGGCTCTGAATTACCTTACGACCGAGTTGAATGGTTTCCTGCGCCCTGAAGTGTTCCAAGACAAGATGTTCGACTCTGCTTATCCTGGCGCCGATGAAAAAGACGTGCGCGATGATGGCAAAGAGTTCACTTACCGCGACAAATTCCTGCAACTGTTCCCCGATGGTTGCCACGTCAAGTATGTAGGCAAATCGTACTCAGAAAGCTGGAATGAGTGTCCTGACGATGCGATTGATATTGTGTTCCCGATGGAGCGCGATGGCATGACCGGCGGGGCGCTGATGGAGCCGATGAAGGTTGTCCAAGACGCCTACAACGACTACATGAATGCCAAAAGGGAGAATTACGAAACTGGCTGGAGTGTAACGTATTTCCGGGGAAGCGACGAAGATTATCAGGCTATCTCAAATCAGCGGTCACGGCCAAATGACTACATTCTTTTGAAAGAGGGGCCACCAGATCAGGAGATCGGGAAGCAGATAGTTTACCGCGAACCTCCCGCAGCGCCTCCAGAGGGATTCGATGAGGCGATTGAAGAGCTTCGTGGGCCAGTGTCGCAGGATATTTCAGGATCGATGCCTGTCCTTCAAGGGGAATCTAAGTCTGGCGACCCTGCATCAAAGACAGCAATGGAGCGTTCTCAGGCAATGGGGATGCTCGGCCCATCGTGGGGATATTTGCAGATTCTATTCGCGGGGATTGCAGAGAAGGCGGCGCGGCTTGCATCCAAGAATCCCGATCATGGAACGGAGATAGCAGTCGTTGGTAAGGATGGAGCGAAGATCACCGTGAAGATGGAACGGCTGAAGAAAGGAAAATTTCATGCCCACGTGTCGGACTCATCTTTCCCAGAGACCACGGCGGCGAAGCGGGCGAATCTTACCGACCTTGTGAAGATGGCCGCCGCCTCTCCGGTTGGGCAAGCTCTTTTCGAGTCACCCGACAACTGGGAGGAGTTCATCGAACTCAATGGCAATCAGGACTTGGTGTTCATCCCGGCAATCGCATACAAGAAGCAGTCGAGAGAGCTTGAACTGCTTTTGCAGGAACCGCCAAACATCCCAACGCCAGAGGAAATTGCTCAATATGCGGTTCAACACGCGGAGCAGGCGTTACAGGCTGAGCAGCAGGGTTTACCAGCCCCTCCGTATGCTCCCCCACAGCCGCAGCCGTCAATAATGCCAGAGCAAGACGATTATCACAAGTGGGAGTCAGCAAAGTGCCAAGAATACCTATCGAGCGAGGATTGCTGGTTGAGGATGAATGTAGCTCAACCGGAAGATGGGGAAGCACCCGAAGAAGCCTTGAAACGGGCCGCACTCGGTATCCAAAACGTGAGGATGCACAAAGCGGTCCACGATCAGATGATGGCGGCTCAGGCTCAGGCAGCGGCCCAGGCTCAACAGCAGATGAAGCCTCCGAGCGAGCAAATCTCATTCAAGGACGAAGATAGCTC